AAAAGAGAAATATTTACTTATTACTTAATGCCTGTGAAAGTAGAATAATAGATTACTTTTATAGGACATGTCAAAATTTGACTACAGTTCAAATGGCTAAAGATTTAGGACATTGTAAAGTATATGTAAGTAATATTATCAGTAAACACTTAAAAATACAAAAAAATGATAAGAACAACACAGGTGAGCTCCCTTAAAAAGCTAAAGAATTTAGACGGTAAAAGAAAAACTGTTTATGATATAATACAAGCTAAAGGTAAAGCTACAAATAGAATGATAGCTAAAGCTTTAGGATGGGATATAAATCGAGTGACAGGTAGAGTAACAGAATTAGTTGGATTAGGATTGGTAGATGCTGAGGGCACACACTATGATAACGAAACAAATAGAACTGTAACGTTATGGAAAGCATTGTGACTCAGAAGATTAACCAAATAAGAGATAAAGAACAAAGAAAAGCTCTTAATAATTGGGCTAAACAAGGATTTGTTGGTTCAGTCATAGCGGGCACAGGCTTTGGAAAATCTAGAGTTGGTGTTTTGGCGGTTAATCATGTAATTAAAGATAAAGGTAAAGCATTAATACTAGTACCTACAGTGCAGTTACAAGAACAATTTAAAGATGAATTCGCAAAATGGGGATTTGAAGATTGTTTAGATCGTGTAGATATATTATGTTATCAGACTGCTTATAAATTAATAGGAGAAAGTTATAATATTGTAGTATGTGATGAAGTTCATTTAGGATTAAGCCCTGAATATCGCAAGTTTTTCAAATATAATATGTATGATAACCTCTTATGTATGACTGCTACACCGCCTGAAGAAGAGGAATATAAAGAAATTTTATATAAAATAGCACCAATTGCCTATTCTATTACTTTAGATAAATGTGTTAAACTAGGTATAGTCAGTCCTTATCAGATAGAATGTATCCCTGTGAAATTAACATTAGTTGAACAAATAAATTATAAACAAATTAATAATAAATTTGTTCAATGGAAATATCAATTAGGGCAATTTAATGCTTTTGATAATGCAAAACTAATAATGTCTAATAAGAATGCATTACCTCAAGAAAAACAAGCAGCAATACAATTTTACAAGTCTATTAGAGACAGGAAAAAGATTGTAGACTTTGCAGCTAATAAAATAACAATGTTTAAGGAGATATTTAAGCAGAATAAAGATAAAAAGATACTTGTTTTTAGTGGAGCTAATGATTTTACAGATAAGCTCTGTGCCTCTATAACCCCTTATGCAGTATCCTACCACTCTAAGAAGACTAAAAAGCAAAAGGAAGCCGCTCTAGAGTCATTTAAGGATGATACTATAAATGTTTTATGTTCTACTAAAGCTTTAAACCAAGGATTTGATGTTCCTAATGCTAATATGGGGATAATCTGTGGTATCACTAGTAAATCTTTATCTATGATCCAAAGAATAGGTAGATTAATAAGATTTCAAGAGGATAAAATAGGTAAAATTGTTATTTTATATGTAAAAGACAGCCAAGAAGAAAAATGGCTAAAAAATGCAGTTAGAAATTTAAGTAATATAGTATGGAAAAAATAATATTTAAAATATTTGTATACTATGAGAAGATTTATTATATTTGCCAAAGATTAAAAATTGAATATAATAAATTCTTTTATAAGTTTTTACTGCCATGAAAATTGATATAGACTTTGAAATACTATTAGAGACAAAAATGTCTGCTGATGATTTTACTTATCTATATCTACTATATAAGAAAGAATATAGTTATATACCCAATCTTAATCTTAAACCAAATTTAGACAAGTTACAAGAAGCTGGATATATAAAGTTAGGCGAAACACCTGATCATCATGTAGTTAGACAAGAGTTCATTGACCTTTTTTCTAATGATTTTGATCAGATGTTCGCTGAGCTTATATCCACATATCCAATGAAAGTTACAACATCTAATAGAAGCACTAGAGTGTTGCATGCTAAGGATCCAGATGCTAAAGCTAATTTAAAATGTAAATTAAGGTATCAAAGAATAATTGGTGATAAGATGTATAAACATAAACATATAATGAAATGTTTAGATAACCAATTAAAATTAGAACGAGATAACCTTGGGTATTTACAAAATTTAGAAACCTGGATTAATAACCATACTTGGGAAAAGTATGAAAACTTAGATGACAATGACACAAGAGAAACTGCCACACGGATTACAAGATCCCTTTAAAAAGAACGGCTTTAAAAGCATACAACAATCAGTATCTACATCTTTAACTGAAGTAAGAACTGGTATGTATGGGAAAAGACGTGTATACCCCACTAATTGGGAAAGATTAAATACTAATTTACTAGGAGGTTTACAACCTGGTAAAATGTATGTCGTTGCTGGACGACCTGGTGTAGGTAAATCAGCATTTAGTAATCAAATGATCTTTGACTTATTGGATAGAAATAAAGATAAACAATTAACTGTATTATACTGGAGTTTTGAAATGCCTGGGTATCAGCAAATTTTAAGAGCTGGTGCAAAAGGCGCTAATAAACAAGTGAGTGAATTACTATCAGTACAAGAAACATTAAAACAAGAAGTATATGAAAAATATAGAGATGAAGTTATTAAATATAATAAATACCCTATATATTTTAATAATGTTCCTAGAGATATAGAGTTTATTAAAACTACTAATGTAGAAGTAACAAATAAATATCCTGACTCAACAATTATAAATGTATTTGACCATTCAAGATTAATACTTAGCGGGAAAGATCAAGAATTACAAAAACTTAATGAAGTATCTAAAGGATGTATGTGGATGCAAGCTAAAATAGGATGTATAAATATTTTACTATCACAATTAAATAGAAATATAGAACAAGAACATAGAGCGAAAGCACAATACCAGCCATTACTTACAGATTTGTTTGGTGGTGATAGTATTGGACAGGACGCTCATGTTGTACTTATGTTACAACGCCCAAATGATTTGTATGGAATTACAGATACTTACTGTGGAGAAAATCCAATTAAACTATTAGCTGTTCATGTAGAAAAGAATAGAGATGGTTTATTAGGTATGATACCTTATGAAGCAGAAATGTCAACATTTACTATTAATGAAAGAATAAAATCATGATTAAAACTATATTAAACCTATTCAAAAAAGAATTAAATCAAAACGAAAAATTAATAAAAAACATAGAACGTTATGAGCAAGAAAAGAAAGCTAAACAGCAAAAATCCAAAGTATTGGCCAGAGGAAAAAAGAGAAGGGCCAAAAGTACAAAATAAAATATTAATGTGTACTACACACCATGGATGTAAAGTTTATGGTGTATGGTATAAATAAATAATAATGAATAAAATCATGGAGTTACCAAAAACAAAGGTAAAGGCTAGCCGTAAATCGCCTAAGAATATGATAATATATGGTCCCCCTAAGATAGGTAAGACTACAATACTATCAGAGTTAGATAACTGTTTAATTATAGATTTAGAAGACGGTTCTGATATGGTTGATGCTTTAAAAATTAAAGTAAATAACCTTAAAGAGCTAGCTGATGTAGGTAGAGAAATAATTAAACAAGGGAAACCATATAAGTATATTGCTATTGACACTATATCTAAATTAGAAGAGTGGTGTGAAGACGAGGGTAAAAAGATTTATATGAAGACACCTATGGGTAAAAACTTTGATACAAAAAATCCAGGTATGTCAATATTAGCATTGCCTAATGGCGCAGGCTATTTATATTTGCGGATGGCATACAAAAAGTGGATTGATAGGTTAAATTTACTTGCTGATAGAATTATACTAGTAGGTCACTTAAAAGATAAGATGCTAGAAAAGAAAGGTAAAGAAGTTTCTGTTAAAGATCTTGACTTAACCGGTAAAATAAAACAAATTACATGCGCTAATGCAGATGCTGTAGGCTATATATATAGAGAAGGAGATGAAACTATGGTTTCGTTTAATTCTTTAGATGATGTAACTGCAGGTTCTAGATGCGATCACTTAAAAGGTCAGACTATACCTATGAAATGGTCAACAATATTTATAGATTAATTAATTAAACACAAAAAAAATGATTGAAATGAGAAAAACACCAGAAACAGGAGTAAAAACTCCTGTAGAAATTTCCGTAATGCAGATTGACCAAGATCTTAAAGACGGTGTAAGCAAGTCAGAAATGGCAAAGAAGTATAACATTAAACCATGGGAAGTGGATGAGATATTTAAACATCCTTTTCTTAAAGGTAGAAGACCTAGTAGAAAGAAAGCTTTATCTTTTACTTTTGTGGATGACTCTCCTTCACAACCTAATCTTTTAGCAGAAGAAGTAGATCCTA